TCTAATTTATAATACCTGAAATACTGATTCCCGATAGCACCATAAGCACTGTTAAGAGAAATCTTCTTTGCCATTTGGATGTTGTTACATCTTGCAATTTCTTTTTCCAATGCCTTACTGGGGGCCTTCTCATACTTCTTCTTGGCATCGATCATCCTCCTTTTAAAAGTTACACGTTGATCATAATACTTCTGCATCAACTCAGGTAAGAACCCACGTATATCTTTTCTATACTGAGCTCCATTAGCACAAGTTGCATACCTAGTATCAATCTCACACTCCTTGTTTAAAATCCGTTCAACGCTCGAGCTGGGATGTCTAGTCTCCCTGAGCGTCTCTGGGGAGATATTGTACTGCATAATAAGATGAGGATACAAGCTATTAAGGTCAAAAGAGACAACCCAATCATAGCGTCCTGGTTTCGGTTCCTTGACATAAGCTCCTGCGTATTTTTCGTCTTTTTTAGATCCAATCTTAGGAGGAATAGCTATATTCCTCTTCTTCAATTCATTGTATATTATACAATCCCAAAGTCTAACTTGAAAGAAAATGTCTTGATAGTTAACCTTGGCATCATATGCCATAGTTAATGCAAGTTCAATTAACTTAAGTTTGTCTTCAAGACGGTCAACTAATTGTACGTCAATTATATTATACTCTACGAACTTTTGCCAACCATTTGTGTAGAATTCCTTAAATGTATCAAACTCACTATGGTCTAATTTCTTTTGACCCAACTCTTGTTGAGCTATATAATCCAATCTAAAACTCTCTTGGTTTGGTGTGCCAGGAGACCATCTATAAAGACGCATATAGTCAAGTACTGATACTCCACCAATATCAACAATAAAATTTCTTCTACCCATCTTCATCACCTCGGACTGTGTGACCAATCCCCAAGGTGATAACCTCTTCATCATCTTAGCTCCCAGAACACGGTTCAGGCGACCTGCCAAATATGGCATATCGAAAAACTCACAGTTCCATCCAGTAACAACATCAGGGGTATTCTCAATCCACCATTGTATGAAAGAACTCAATAGATGATGTTCATTATCACATTGACGATAATCTACATTATTATGAGTGTTATTAAATGGCCCTACACCCCAAGTTATTATATCCTTAGATGTATAATCCTGAATAGTAATCAACAATACTTCCTCAGAAGCAGACTCCACATCAGGGAAACCATTTTCTGATTTAGTTTCAATATCAATTGTTACTAACTGAATCTTACTAATATCAAATTCAATTTGATCCTCTGGATAATTATCAGAAATATATTGATAGATGAATCTTTCAAATCCAAAGACATTAAATCCGTCTACATCATTATACTTACTAATAAAATCTCTAGTATCACGAATAGTACCAGGCTTAACTGGTTCTACATATTCGCCAGATAGAGTTCTATACTTACTCTTCTTTTTAGAAGAAACAAATAATGTAGGATTATAAACATCTCTATGAGTATACCTTTGACCATTCTCATAGCCACGAACCAGTATTTGGTTCCCGACCATTTGAATATTAGTATAAAATCTCATCAGGTAATTGTCACGTAGTAATCTAAAAGATCTGTGGTCGGTTCGACAAATGTAAGAACATCATCCGACCTTATCATTATACCATCCTGATCTGTATATTCATCTAACCATTCAACCACTCTTTTATCTGGCCTATCGCCAGGCACAACTAGTTTTGGTTTAACCAATTTACAATCAGGTTCTCCTATCTCTTGCATTACTGAAATAACTTCAGAGATAATCACTTGTTCATTCTTCAGTATCAGAATCTGTACGTTCTTCATTTAATAATTCCTGTTCAATTACTGTATTTGTTGATGGTGGTTGTGATAATTTCTCAACAACCTCTTCCTCTTTGATTACCTTTTCTTCCCAAGATTCTTTTAACTTTGGAAGTGGTTCACAAATGACACTAACCATATCGGCAGGTATTTGATATACAGTGTCAGAGGAATAAGGATTCCATCGGCTTATATTTACACTGATACTATCACTAACAGTCTTATCCTCATTCATCATACGTGATAACGTAATGATATAAGGATGAGTTAGTTGATACCCAACTATTTTAGGTTCCTCATCTGTAGTTCTTATCTCCTCAATATCTGCAATAACATCCTGTTTAGGTTTCAGGGTTAAAAGTTTTACCGTCATTACTTTACTCTTAATTTGGCTATTATAAAGGGGAACTTGATTTTAGTCAAGCTCCCCTTAAATTTATTAAAGATATTCCTTTCTTGCGTGGTGTTCAGGAACTATTTTTTTCAGTTCTACTGAAAGGAGTCCATCAATAAAGCTGACGGATCCAACCTCCGTATCGTCTGTGATCGTCCAAACTCGTTGGAAACTTCGTTGGGCCAATCCTTTGTGGACAAACGTTCCATCAACTTCTGGTTCTTCTTTTTTGCCTTCGACATATAGTTTTCCAAACTCTGTATAGACTTGTACTTCATCTTTCTTGAACCCCGCAAGTGCGATTTCGAGTTTCGACTCATGATTGTTTAATTGTACTAAATTATATGGTGGATAATTTGATTGTGGGAAATCTGAATTAAAGAAACGATCCAGATAGTCATCCATCCCAATTCCATGTTTTGAAATCTTATCCATTAGTTCTGGAAGATTTGCAGCATGGTAGCGTTGTAGTGCGTTCATAGTTCTCCTTTAAAAGCGAGTGTGTAATTGTGTACCCTTACGGCGTACACTACTAATTATAACAGCAACCATTAAAAAAAGAGTGAGGGAATCCCCACTCCTTTTTAGTTAAAAATACTGGATATATCTGCACCCAGTTATTATTTAGTCTCTTCGACTTTTCTTTTCTTACCAATGTTGTATTTGGTTTCCAAAACCCAATCACCTTTCTCACTATATGCAAGAACTTTAATTTGATTTAATGGTGCAACATCTAAAGGTGTATCTTCATCCACCCTATTAACTAAGCCCCAATCACATAGAAGTTGTGTAATACGATTCCTACGTGCAACATCATTCTGAGTTAGATTAGCAGTCTTGCCATCTAATGCAAATAATTCTTTAAAGTGAACTATAAAATACTTGCCCTGTTTATGCAAAATATGGCAGGACTGATATAGTTTCTTTTCTTTTCTGGATGCTACCCCAATTCTTGTGAGAGTTTCACGCACCTTGAGAAAATCATCAGGTTCTCTTAGAGTAACCTCAATCATACTATCGGGAGACCAACTCACTTCAGGTTCAACGGTACTCATTTTTTTCCTCCAATCTCAAGTTTAGATCTAATGAATGCAATTTGTTCAGATGATAAAATGCGGAGAGCCTGTGTCGCCTTTTCATTACTATATCCATAGTAACGTTTAACACAATCAAGATCTTTAATCTTATCTTTTCTCAACCAAGGAGAGAATCTCTTCTTTTTCCTCACACTATTTAGAAAAAAATCATATTGAAGTCTCTTAGGTAATGAATGATTGATATTCATCTCATTAGCTAATAAAACAGTATCAAGATGACCTGACATACACTTATTAACTATGAAAGGTGCATACTCACGTTCAGTATCGGGATCTTCTGTAATAAGATCTTTCTTATCAAGATTAATACTATTCAACCAATTTTTAAGTTCCATTATCCTTCCCAGATCATATCAGGCATTGGTGTCTGTTGTCCTCTTAATGTAAACATAAGAATAATATATCCAACAAACCATATTATATTAAATAACCACGCCTGTCTCCAGAGATACTTTCTTATTGCCATAGATCTAAGAACCTCTGGAGCCTTATCTTGTGATCTAAAGACCTGTTCTATTATTAAAGCAATAATGAATCCTATCACTAGAGGATAGAATACAAAATTTGCAAAGGACATAATCCCTATTAGAAAAATCATTTTTTAAAAACTCCTAGTTTAGATAATAACCAAAGTGTAACTATTGTCCACCCTATAACATACCACATGTTCATCTTAGCTCCTCGATCTTAGCTCTCCAATATTCCCTATCTTCTTTACTAATCCAAGGACTATGAACCATTACATGAGCATGTTCTAACCACTGTCCATTAGTCCAATCTTTTCTAGGTTTATCTATATAATCTTTTAAACTCATCGCCTCAATTCATCTAATATATGTTTATATGCACTTATTATATCACCTTTTTCATCCCTAAACAAGTCTTTATCAAAACTCTCATTAGTTCCTATCTTCCAAAGCCTACAACTATCAGGACTAATCTCATCAGCAAGAATCAAATTACCTTCACTATCGTCACCAAATTCAATCTTAAAATCAACTAAATCAAAACCAATATCAAAAAATATCTTTATCAACTGTCGATTAATTTGTAAGGCCTTTCCAATAAATTCCTCTGGATCATATCCCATATACTTCATACGATCATATGTAAGAAGTGGATCATCTTTACTATCATCCTTCAAATGAAATTCAACTAAAGGTGACATAAACAACTTACCTTCTGGAATTGTAGTCTGTCTACAAATAGAACCAGCAGAAATATTTCTAACAATAACCTCAAGTGGAACAATCCTAACCTTCTTACATGACATGAGCCTCTCAGGAATCATGCTAAGATAATGAGTTTTGATGCCCACCTTCTCTAATTTCTCAAATATAATAGAAGATATTTCGCAACAAATACGACCCTTATTCTCTATCCATAATTCTTTCTTACCATTACCAGCAGTAACTCTATCCTCATATTGTATGAGAACTTTATCTGGTTCAGATGTGGTAAAGACTGTCTTTACTTTACCATGTATAATTTCAGTTTTAGTCATCGTATAATGTCAATGTCCATGTCTTTTGTCCATACTTCTAGTTCAGTTCGTAAACTACCAGAAGCTTTGAGTTTGTTATATCGTTTAGAAGCCATCTTTTTCCACTTTTGTATAACAGATTCCATATAGAATTTATCAAAGTTTTGAGGGTTCTCTACAAGTTGTTTATCCTCACCTAAAAGAACTTCACGTACATTTCCAAAACCATAATCAGAAAAATAAGTTCTTTTCTTTTCAGTCAGTGCTGTTGCATTTGCAATCGCAGTTTGGAACTCCACAGCCTTTTGAGAATTTAAGTTCTTCTTGATGATAGCTATCATCTTTTGTTGTGTCTTCAACTTGCGGCTGGAAGCGTCGGCTTTGACTAGTGTATTTCCATTGTTTCTCTCGATAAACCATTTGTTTAGACCCTTAAAGATTTGATCGTGAAGTAGTGGAGTAAAATTACTCTGCGTCAAGCCTTTATATCTCATGATAGGTTTTAGTCCATCATACTGCGATGAACTCTTAGTAGAACCATATAAAGATGTTGTTTCAAAATGACAAATATTGGCATCATATTTCTTATTTAATATTTCTCTAACTTCATGTGTGCAACACAACATAGCCAGAAGTTTACCACCAAGATAATTATATCCAAATGGTTGAGTAGGTACAATAATAAACCCCATGATAGCATGGCGATTAAAGATTGTTAGATCTGGAGTAGTACCTAACCATTCATTACGTGGTCTGGAATTAATAGTAGGAGAACCAAATCTACAGAAACCTATAATTGTATTAGTATTCTTTTCAACTACCATCCACTTAAGAGATTTTCCAGGCACAGAATCTTCAATTGCATGTGAAGTTGTAATCTGTAATTTCTCATTAAACTCTCTTAAGGATCTAATACCAGATACTCTTCCACTAGTTTTCTTAAGATCTCTAGCTTCATAACAACCAATATCCATATCCTCTGGATGCATATCATAGGATGTAAACATACCATGAGTATCCTCTTCCTCATAGAACTGAGAAAGAGGACTGCGATTTAATACACGTTCAATTTTTACATTACGCAAATATTCATCAATCCTATCCATGTTGGAAAAGTAATTGATGAATTTATCAGCTGCGTATATAGCATCCGATTCAGATAATATCATTATAATATTAATTTCTTAGGAGGTGTTGCAATAGGAGAGAACATCTGTTCATAATTAGAAATAAACTCTTCTTGTGGTTCATTGATATACACCACATATCTTTTAGTAACTTCTAACTCAGTATCCTTACCTTTCAGTAGAGGAGACCAAGGTGCAAGTCCTACCTGACCTTGTTGTCCACCAGGAACTACAACAATAGGATTTGTAATGACAATAGAATCATCATTTTCTTTTACTAGATCGGCGATTACATCTTCGCCACTCCACATTTTAATCAGTTTTACATTCATTTGAATTCACACTCCACCATGATTTCGGTTAAACAAGCAAGCATATTTATTTCCTGATCCGCCACAAATGCCATCTGATATTGATACTTAGCAATAACAAGAACAGCAGCAGCAATACTAGGCCCATCGAGGGTATCAACAAGACCATCGTAAATGCGACGCAGAAGTACAGCAGGATCGTTGTCCAAGCTATTGACACACCATTTACGTACTTCCTTAAAGTTTTTCTCTTTGAGATTTTTAATGAGATCATTTACTTTTACATCAGAAAATGTTGCAAGAATACCTGCATCTATTCTACCACTAACTGAGTACCTTTGGCACTCATTTAATACCCTTCTCCAATCAGGAAAGTGTTTGTTAACTAATTCAACTAAGACTTTCGTATCAGCTTCAATCCCTTCCTTGTCCAAGATATCGTTAAGTCTTTTGAAGAAAGCAGCAGCGATTGTGGGTTTTGTTCCTCCATTGATAGTGAAGTCAATGACGGCACAACGGGAATGGAGTGGCTCAAGGATTTTGTTTTTGTAATTGCAGGTGAATATGAATCTACAATTTTTGTAGAACGCCTCAATATTGGCTCTAAGTAAGAGTTGTACGTCATGAGT